ACCCAATACCTTCATTCATTATATTTTTAAACATATCAAAATAAATATTTTCATAAAGAATATTTGAGTTTTTTTTGGAATATAAGTTAATCATTACAACATGAAGTAGTTCATATGTTAGATCACAATGTCCTTTACCGCCATGAATATCTCTGGTATAAATAATCATTTTCATTAAAGTATTAAACGTATCTCTATCATTTTCACTTAAAGATCGTTTAATATATGATTTAAATTTCGATACAATATCTCGACTATCTTCTGAATATGAATCAATATAACTGATTTCATAAAATAATACGTTTAGCTTCATTGACGACATATATCGTTATAATTAAATATATCGTCAATGCTTTAATAATGTTTTATATATGATTCTTTCACTCATTCATTTTATGTTTTAAAGTTTTCCCCTTGCTGGTGGATATCTCTACATGATCAGTAAATGCAACCTTTTTACGCGTCTTTCTCTTAGAATTATTATTCAAAAGTATGAATAAGTTATTGAAATTTTGAAAGATGTCAATACTTACATCAAACTTTATTTCCGATATTTTTTCAAGAGGAGTCATAAAATTATAGGTATCGTCGTTAAGGATGAAGTCTTTAAGTTGTTCTTTGTCTAAAGCAAAGTTATATTTAAAAATTCCATTAATTGTATATTTATTACCATATACATTTTTGTTTTTAAGAATGATTGATACAAGTTCATCCTTTGTCATTACATTATGTTTTAAAGGTACGCATAATTTTTTATAGTTTTCTAATTTTTTATTGGTCATGTACAATAAAAACACCGATACTTCTTCATTACGTGTAGCTTGGTTAAAATATTCTGTCTCATGAATAAGATAATTCATTTTTTCCATTAATTCATCTTCATCAATTTCAAATTGTGTATCAACTACAGAATCATCATCCGCATTTGGTTCATCACCTTTGAAGTTCATAATGACAGTATTTGCAAGTTCATCATATAAAAAATATTTAATTATAACTTATTATTATTTATATTTAATAATCGGAATAATCATCATCACCGTGACTGTCATCATCGTTATAATCATCATTATCATTTGAATATTCAGAATTTTCTGTTTTATCACTAAAATATCCATAAATTTCATCTTCATGACGTATCTTTCGATAGTAATTATAACTTTCTCTCATTTTCTCGAAAATAAGGTGTCTTCTTTCATATTCGTGTTGTTCGTCTCTTTCTTTAATTTCTTCTGGCGTCATTGAATGAATAACTGTACCGTCCTTCTTTAGTTTGACCCATCCATATGGTAAATCTTCTCGTTCATCTTTAGTTTGTTCTTTTGCTTTTTTTACAGAATCAATAAAACTACAATTATTATTCATTTCAATAGGAGTATCCGAAGTATTATTAGTTAATGACGGAAATTGTGCGATAGAATTAAAGTCTTGAATCTCGGCTTTTTTCTTATTTTCCTTATTTTTCTTCCTTAAATGAGGAGGTAAATATTTTCCACCCGACTTCTTTTTATTTTTCGGACTCCTTCTCTTATTATTTACTTGGATAAATTCGGAGTTATTCATTTCTTTTTGCATTGATATGCTTTAGTATGAAGTATGATGTTATTTTATTATGAGTCTTATATGTATATAAGATTTATATCTAAATCAATTTTATATTGTCTATATATAAAAGTAATTACATGTCAATTGTAGCTCTTAAACGCAAAGCTGCTGCAAAGTATGGTAAAATATCAAGTTCGCGATATTCTAAAGATGGGTTTTCTTTAAATAATCCCAGACGTGTTGAAAGTAAATCAGGAAAAGATCAATATCAAACACCAATGAGGGGTAATGCACCAAGGGGACACGGACAGAAGTTAGGTCATTACCCTGTAAAAATAGTTAAAAGTCAATATACAAACAGTGACGAATTTGTTCGTTCTGTTAACGGGAATCAAGGTATTTCTGTTAAAAATAATAGCGCAAGTATTTCAACACGAAATAAGTGGATGAAAAGAGGGTATCCACACTATTGGGTTCAACCTATGTCTGAAAATGGATATGATATTTTTTTAAAACAAAAAAAGGAACAAATTGCAAAATCAGAAACAGGACGAGTAGCAAGTGAAACAGGAATATGCCCATGTAATAAAAATCGTACAAATTTAGATGGAACAGGTATAACAAAGAGGGTAGATACAATGTCTCAGAGCGAATATTTATCATCAGGTCTTATGACGAAAAATTGTTTACCGAACCAGGGGAAAAATGCACACTATCCTCCAAGTGTATCCAGAAATTCTACATTCGTATCTGTTCCTGATTTCACTTATGAAGAGTTTGTTGCAAGACAAGAAGAAAAAATAAAACAAGAAGAATCGTGCTAAGAAATAATGAATCATAATATGTAGTATTTTTATCGTGTTTCAATTTTATTTAAAATATTCTCGATTTCATGCATTGTCTCAACATATGAATTTACGTGATGACCAATGACACGCGAATCATTGTATATTTCATAATCATTGCCACCTTCGTTAGTTTTATCTCCAAAAAAATGTATTTCATCATATTCGTCTTCAACAAACTTCAAGCAATAGGTTTTATCCCATCCTTTAGGGAAAACATCAAAGCTAATTTGACCTCCGATTGAAAAGTTAATATTTTCTAATTCATGAAAAGTTGTATCATCAAAATAACAATAATTTTTCCAATCTTTTTTGATGTTTTCTATCAATTTTTTTCTAATATTATTTTGTTTATCATATTCCTCAAATTCACGTCGTTCTGCTCTGCTGCATGCTCGACCAATTGGCGTAACGTTTAACATTCCATTGCGAAATTCAATGAATGTGCCCCTCTTTTTAGGAATTTCTACATTGGATAGATTTTTCAACACAATATTAATAAATTTCATAAAATGGTGTTCTCCCATAAAATCTTTAAATGATGATTCATTTATCATTTCGGTATCTTTGAATGCAATTAATCCATTTTCACTAAACCTCCATTTGAATAAATGAAAGTTTTCTTCACCAATTTGATATTTTTGTTTATCTAAATTAGATCCACCAACGAATCCAATGTCGATATTTCTTGAACTTGATAAATATTCAAGTTTAGTAAGCATTGTGTTTGTGATTTTGTCACAAGGGATGGTCAGCGTACCATCTACATCAAATAAAAACAAATATTTCATATTTTGCTTTAAATAACTATAACTTAATTTTTAAATTAATTATATTATATTAAACCTTCGTCTTTTATAATACTGTCATTATGGAAGAATCAAGAAGGATTAATATGGACAGTGACACCAAAGATCAAGATAACGATAACGATAACGATAAAGACGATAGGTCAAGTAATGAAAGTAGTATTGAATTTTTAGAAGGTTCAAATACTTATAATAATATACACTGTAAATTAACAGATATACCAAGACTAAATCATTCAATTTGGGAGGAAAATAGTGAGACAGACGACTCCGAAGATGGCGTAAATGATAATAAATCTATAAATGATGAATTTGACTTCTTAGATACAATTGCAAGCGACGGTGTTCAAGTATATACTACAAACTCGTTTACAGGCAAGCATAAAAAACCATATAAAAAACTTACATACGAAGATGTAAAAAAAAAGATATCTCTTCATTACGATCAATCCATTATTAATCGGTATAGTAGTGCTGTTGATGTATTGACAACATATGTCAAGTATTACTCTTTTTTATTTCATGAAGCAAGTGAATATTGTAAATTTAGGTTAAACTTACTAATGTTCCCATGTATTATGGTCAGCTCTATCTGTAGTGTTCTTGCCGGATTTTGTGAAGATGAATATCCATATGTATTTTTGAGTGTAGCATTTCTTAATGCATTTGTCTCTATTATGTTAGCATTAGTTAATTATTTAAAATTAGATGCTTGTTCAGAAGCACATACCATATCGGTATTTCAATATAACAAAGTAAAGGGATATTTAGAATTCACCTCTTACGAGATATTACTATTCCAAAACCCTCTTCTATCTTCGAATGGTGTAATGAATGCGATGAATGAATGGAAAAAAACACATAGAATGTTAAAGATAAACAATGAGAAATTATATCAGGAAAAGAAAAATGAAAAATTTAATGAGTATATTAATGAAAAGAGAGAAATTGAAAAAAAACTCATAGAAAGTGTTCAAAATAATGTAAATGAAGTGAAAAAAATGTTGAAAAATATAAAAGAAAATAATCGATTTATAATACCGAAAAGAATTATTAATGACTATAATATAATTTATAACGTAAACATATTTACATTTTTGAAAAATATTGATAATTATCGAATGACTATATTGACAAAATTAAAAAATGTAAGAAATGAAATTAGATATATTATCAATAAAAAAATGAAAAATAATGCAAGTAAAGAAGAGTTGTTTAGAATAAAAGAATTATATAAACGAAAAAACTCAATTATAAATGAACTTGTTGCATTAAATGGTGGACATAGTATGTTAGATACCATGTTTGGTCAAGTTATAACAAATGCCCAATTAAAAAGAAAATATTGGTATAAATTATTTTTTAGAGATATATTTTGTTTATCATACGATATTTCACAAATTTTACCAGAACCATATAAAGATCCATATGATTGTGGTTTTGTATGTTACGATGGCGAATATCTAATGAAAAAATTAATTTAAGTAAAACATTCTTCTATCAAACTCATATGGTGTTATACTTTCAGTTGTTTTAAACAGTACACCATAATCACGTCGTATATTATTTCTACAAAACATGATATAAAATATAATATTTGATTTATTCATTTCATATAATAAATATAACTTATTGAAATTTTTAATATATATTATAAATTGTGAGTTGTTATTTGCAAAAATAACAATAAACTTATTTTTTGATGAATATAATGATGTATGTATATCAAAGATTTTATCATGAAAATTATATTTTTTAATAAGTTTTTGTATATCTACGTGTAAAATCGTATATCGCGATGGAGTTATAATATTATTTAAATATGGAAAACTATTTATCAATAAATCATTTTGCATTTTATCACAATATTCAAAAAGTATATTTTGCGGATATGTTATTACATATTGTGTATCTTTTGGCTTTAACCTACATATTTTTATCGTATCTTTACTACATAAATAGCTTAAAATGTTATAAAATAGATCTTCAGGAAAGTTTTCCATATATCATAACTATCGTACTATAAATGAATATTTTTATTTATACTAATGTTCCATCATTTAATTTTAATCCGATTAATAGATGGGTCGCATTATTAAAGTATTTTATATCTTGTGAAACTTCTGGATTGAAGTATAAATCGGAGTTCATGAAATCATCGTTGGTTTTTGGTCCTGTTTTTAAAAATGATCCATATAATGTATCCGTTTTGTCTCTTATTTTATCTAAAAATGCATCTGATTTGTTTGCTTCATCTTTTAAAATAGGGTTTTCATAATTCTGCAATGCTTCTCTTACCAAACCATATCTTAAATTATACAATGAATGTCTCTCATCCCATAAGACATATGAAATAAAGATTATTAGTAGTACAAGAATGTACATACATTTTTTATTTAACTTCATTTACAATACCATCATAAAATATTTTTTATGATATTATATACTTTATCATTATTATTCACATTAAGTTTACCTGACGAAGGTAACATATCTTGATCTGGTAATATGATGTTATTATTTTCGAAATAATCAGATTTTAATAATCTTCTATAAAAATTCATAAAAAAATATTCATTTGTATTTTCTCTCTTTTCGATCCATATAAAATGTAAATTATTAATCATTATAACAAGGAATATTTTAAACATGTTCAAATGACAAATAAAAGAATGACGATACGATTTATTATAACTATCAAGAAGATGAAATATATAGTTTTTAAATTTTAGTTTATTTAATAGATCAACATCAAAAAACATTACATTAACATCATCTAACGATGAGCTTAACAAGTCTGAATATTTATTCAATTTTTCATTAATTACATTTTTAAAAATATTATCATTTTTTGAAATAATATTTTTCAATGACACAATATAGGGGTAATCAATAAATGAAATTATTTGTAAATATACTTCATATGGAAGTTGCATAATTACAATAGAATATTATATCTTTTTATATATTAGTTGACAAATCACTATATTTATTATAATGCCAAATGAGAATGAAAATTTAAGTGATACAGAAAAGAATAATAATAACTCTAATCAAACTTCTGAAGAGAATTCATTGTTAGATCCAACGAGCGCGATGACAAATAAACAATCTTTAAGTTCGACCGATCGTATTGTTGCGTCAGTTATGCATGAATCAAGTGATACAAGTCTGTTAAGAAATTTATTTTATTTTTTAATATACATTCCAATAAAATGGAGTATTATATTTGGTTTAGTTTATGCTGCATATCCGCTGGGCAAGGCATTTTATAAAGCATGTAAGACGGTTTACAAGTACTTTAAAAAGATGATTGATACATTCATATCTATGGAAGGTGCCGGATTTATGTCTGGTTTAATAAAGTTTTTTAAAGCAATTATTTTCTTGCTTCTTTCATTAATATTTGCATTCTTAGCAATATGTCTTGGTGCAGTTTTTGGTATATTTGTTTACATTATCTCATTGATTATAAATATTTAAATATTGCATTTTGAAAATCCAGTAAGCTTTTTTTTAGTAAAAAACGATACAAGTAAAATTATAAATATCGAAAAACTAAGACCATATTGAATTGCAATTATTATGTCCTCGACATATTTATATTTTTTCTTATCTACAACTATGTCATGATAATAATAATAATAATTATTTGTAAGAATTAATAATGCAAATAAAGTTAATATTAAATATAACACTGTTTTTGATAACATATTCAATAACATAAAGATAATTAATACGAATATTGATTTGATTACCGAGAATATGGGATTTTCTCTCTTTTTACTTGACGGATCTACTAAATTTACAGAGAAATATATCACCAGAAACAATAGAAAATATCTAAATAATTTCCCTGTTTTTAATTTCTCTTGAAAATTACATCCTACATATGGTGCAAGAAAACTTGCTGAAAAAATAAGAAGAGACAAGAAGACGCCTTTTAGTGATATGAAAAAATTATCTTGTGTAAAGATATTACTGTTAATCATGATATATGCAACTATATATACATCGTGATTAATTTTTTATTTTTTCTTGTTTTTTCTCTTTTTTGTTTTTTGAGATGATTTTGTTTTTTTTAATAGCTTTTGTCGTGTTGTTAATTTGTTCTTTTTTTTCATTGTGATTGGTTTTATTATTTTCCTTCTTTTCTTATTCATTTTACGCTTCTCTCTTTTTTCTTCTCTCTTTTTAATTTTTTCCATAAAGGTCATTTCATTTCCATCATTGATTGTTTCTGTAAGATCTTGTAATGTATAATTTTTTGACTGAATAAATTTAGGTATGAATTTATTATCATGTATTAAATCCTGAATCATACGATCTGGTAGAGCGAAATCGCTGTTAGGACTCAATTGTTCTAAAATAAGATAGTATTCCTTATTTGATAATTTTCTATATATTACCTTATCATTGTTTTCATATATCATCTCAGGAGATTTTCCAAGACTTTTTTGCAATCTCACATTTTGATATTGTATTGGGTCTATTCTATCCAACATTATTTGTATACTTATTATAATGACGGAAAATAATATGAATGCAAATACCTTTAAAGGCGATGGTGGCGGGATAATCGATTTTGTAAAAAACTCATCAGATAAAAATATTATCCGAGATGATAACAATATGAAAAATAGAATAAACAAGAAAATGGATCAATTTTTAAATATATATACTCTACAAAATGATGATGAAAAATATAATAAAATGATGGAAAAAATATTTTCGTCGTTATAAGTTTATAGATAAAATATTAAACATTTTAATATAGTATGATTAATGAGTTTATTTGATCTTATTTGTCATGAATTATCTAATGCAGAAAAATTAACAAGTTCTTTATTTGATAATTACAGTGATGATGATATTATGCAAATTATTATTAAGTCAAACGAATTATACCATAATAATGGTGATTCTCCTTTATCTGATGCAGAGTATGATTTTTTATATGATTTAATGAAAGAGAGAAATCCGAATCATTCATTTTTTAAAAAAGTAGGAGAAGAAGTTCCAGGCAAATATGATAAGTCTAAGCTTGTATTACCTATATTTATGGGTTCGATGAATAAAATAAAAGATGATAAACAAATTACAAATTGGATGGATAAATATGGTGGTGGAAACAATGTTATTGTTAGTGCTAAGATGGATGGAATAAGTGGACTTTTTGATACAAAAACATATGGAATCAATAATCCAAAATTATATACGAGAGGTAATGGTATAATTGGGCGTGATATTTCGTATTTATTACCTTATTTAGAATTACCTGCAATATGTTATACACAAGAACTTCTAATAAGAGGTGAATTAATAATGAAAAAATCAACATTTAATAAATATTATTCAAATGAATGTGCAAACAGTCGCAATATTGTTGCGGGTATTGTAAATCAAAATTATATTGATTATGAAACTACAAATGAGAGAAATAGGTATATGGATATCGATTTCATTTCATATAATCTATATTATCCGTCAATGCTTTCTTGTGAAGGACAGTTTCAATATATGAAATTATTGAATGTAAAATTACCGTACTATAAAGAATATAATACACCCAATTGGTTTCATGACCTAAACCCTTGTTTAAAACATCTGAAGGATAACTATGATTATATGATTGATGGTATTATAATATCTGAATCTAAAAATGTATATCCAGAAATGTATGACGTTGAAAAGAGAGAAAACCCGAAGTGGGCATTTGCATATAAAAATCCAGAAATTGTTGAAATAAAACAAACAGAGGTTATTGATGTTATATGGTCTGCATCAAAGGACAAATATTTGAAACCTAAAATTCATATTAAAGAGACAAATTGTGATGGTTCAAAAATTAATTATGTTACCGGATTCAATGCAAAATATATTTTTGAAAATAAGATTGGTCCCGGTAGTATAATAAAAGTTGGATTATCAGGAGGAGTAATTCCATATGTTTTTGATATAGTTAACACAAGTACAAATGGGATTGGCATGCTTCCAGATAAAACTGTTGTTGGAGATTATATATGGAGTGAAAATGATGTCGATATTATTTTATTAAAAGAGACAAAAGAAGTATTATTGAAAAAGAGTCTTATATTTATGAAAAGTCTGGATATTGATACGATCGGTATTGGTATTTTAAAAAATATTTTTCAAGATGATTCTATATCATGCATTCGTGATATATTGTTATTATCCCATGATCAATGGATTTCGTATCCAAAAATTGGTGATAAAAAATATAATTTAATACATAATTCATTAAAAACAAAGTTACCAAAAGGGGGGTTAGTTGAATATATGTATGGATCACAAATTTTCGATAGGAATCTGGGTATGAGAAAGTTCCATGCAATTTTAAAAGATTTGGGAAGAAAAGA